CACTTTCAGTGGAATAATATAAAATTATTCGCTGTAATCTTAACTCACCAAAGGTGAGGGATTACTCCATTGTAAGACCGTACCCCGAATGGGACGGTATACACTAAACCGCGGTCACTCGTCTTATGTGAGAGGGGAAGAACACCACGTTCTTCATCACTCAATACGACGTTGGTGCTACTCTGGCGGGTATAACCCGTCAGGCGCATCAGTGAGTCCTGTAGATGAAACCATTCATCTTTAATTCGCCACTTCTTAGTGGCGACTACAGAACGTGCTTTGATACCATGGAGCTGGAGGCCTTTAGACCAAATGGTCTCAGGGTTCTCAAGCAGACGGTCAAAGCCCCAGTTTACATACTCGTATACGGCACTGTAATCAGGATTGTTGCTTCTTGGCAACCTCCCGACACGATGCCGCACACATTCGTAAACATACGCGGCGGACTTGCAGTAGCCTGCACGTCTTAGCCTTTTGGCTAATTCGCACAGACTAATACAGTTAGTGGTAGAGACACATTCTATTCCCTTCTTTACTCGAATCGGTGTGACGTTGAAGCCGTTAAAGGCATCTACGCCACAAGACTCCCGAAAGGAGCCGCGCCAGAACGTCTTGCTAGTGTTGGTGATTAAGCCAGCTCTAGTAAAAGCGTTTATGACGCCGTCTCGGTACTGATTTGGGACTATTATGTCATCTCCGAAGACATAGACATCGTTACAGATCACTCCGTAACGACATTGTATGCCAGCTACAGCCAGGGCGAAGAATATCAGACTTTCGACAGGGAAGGTTAAACCGTTCCCCATCGGAGCCCATTTATTCATCACCCGAGTCACGCCGTCTAGTCCGACGTAATGTGAAGCGCGTGAACATGATAGGAGCTTGTATTGATAGTCACCGAATTGGTGACGTACGAGCTCGGAATCTATTCTATCGCTTGCCTCTTTTAAGTCGATCGTGCAAAATGCACGGTCGGAACTTGATCGAAGCGCTAGAGCCCCATTTACGGTTTGATCCGTAAATGAGACGCGCCCCCTAGATAGGGGGTGCTTCTCTATTGCATTACACAGGACATCGCTCTGACCTAACTGCAGCCAGATGGCTTCTGCAGGGTGGACGCATATTAAACGCGGCCCCCTCGAATCCTTCGGGACAGCAGTGATCTTTGCGACAATACGATCTTCAACAGTTGCAATCCGGTCTCCCGAGATGCCAATATCCTCCCAAAAACTTGGGAGGCAATGGTAGATCTCGGAGTAACCGTAATAACAACGAATCGGGTCGTAATACGTAGTGAACGCAGACTTAACGTCAGAGCTTCTAGGAGGATAACAACTCCCAGGGCCATGGCGTCCAGTAACGTTACTAAAATCACAACCAGCAGTAATGCTGGAGATGATCTTGCGAGACTCATTAAACAAGACGACATCTCTTTCGGATAGTTGGTTTTGGAACCAATTTCTCCAAATGAGCACGTCTTGGTCGGAATCAAGAAACCCTTTAAAGGCTTCTTCATTTTGATCCTTAGTTGGTCGTAGCTCGGTCTTATATCCGAATACAAGGATCTGCCTTAAGCACCTTAGGTATATATGCGACCTCGTTATGAGGAAGCTCTCCCAAAGCGGCAAAAGCCACTCGGGTACTATACCCAACGTTTTATCATCAGCACGGCTCGACTCTTCGCCAGGACCCATATAGGGTTCTGGTCCAGAATCGAGTTCGCACTCGATATAGCTCAAGACAGCCTTGTCTATCATGGGACCTTCCTTAAGGACCCAATCGTCCATGTTTTCACAGGGGGCCTCCAAGGCCACTCCTGTTATAGCACGAACGTCTGATAGCAGGCGTTTCAGTATCACTGATAGCGACACACCATATTGATGGTTCGCCCTATTCGGTTGGTGGCAACGAGCCACACTTTTCGTCTTATTCATAGTTACATCTCCTATTTAGGTTTTGTAACCGCGTGATTAACAGGAATATTCCTGTTCAGCGGTCATATATTTATATGGCTTTACACTTCGTATTGCAAGACCTTATTGGTCCCGCGTTACGAAGATAGCTGAGCGCTTGTTTAAGGCGGCAGCGTCGGCTCCCGTGCCGGTCAGAAGCGCAACAAGAAGCTCAACGCCGATTAATATCTCGGCGTCGCTAACTGTTGAGTCCTGAACGACACGAACCACCATGTATGCGGTCTCGACGATGGCAATAGTGCCATCGGCGAGCGTATCATATCGGTTTACCGTTACGGCAGATTGCGTAGCTGGACGTTTCGTCCGGCTATCGGTAACCTGCGAATGTTTAATGACCAGCTCTGTCGGGGTGTTTGGTCCGCGAGAAGTCTCGCGGAAAACAGATCCCGACTGGTCGCTAACAACGTTAACGAACGATAGACCGCCTAGGGTTATGTTACCAATCATGGTATGATGTATCCTTATTTGATGTTGTACCCACAAGAAGTGTGGGCGCTTGATGCTTTAGTGCATCCGTCTCTTAAGGTTCGCTACGCTCTGAAGAGCGAGAGCACCAAACAATGTTTGTTGCTTCTTTCCAAACCTCCCACTCGCGGTGACTAAAGGAGTCAACTGAGTGAGGTTCCGGTGATAATGTCTATAATGAGTATACCCAATTAGGGATCCATCCTGCGGCCAATCATGAAGAGTATGAGTTAGGCTACTTCTATTAGTAGAAGTGGACCGGTGTTTAAAATAACCGGACCTAACGTCAAACTTCTCACTGACCCAGCAGTACTGTAAGCGCTTGGTACTACCCGTAAGGGTATTATCAATAGCATCCAGGACTGGATGGAGATCCACAAACCAATCTAGCACAAACGAAAAGGGAACAAGTTCCCATGCTAGAGTTGCAGGACCAGTACCGAAATACTTCGTCAGCATGTGATCCAGGTTTCTAAAACCTGAGGTCTCATATGACTTAGTATCAATACCTCTGACCCCTACAAGACGCTTCGGCTCACCAGGATTTATATCCACGGTAAACCAAGTGTCGTTCGGTGTCGAAGGCACGGTAGCGCTATACCCGGATAGTCCAGTATAAGTAGGGTTAACAACCCCACTACACTCGGCCGTCTTTGTTATGCGTCTCGAACCAGATTTAAGCTTAGTAAGAGTCGAAGACATAGTCTTCAACCCCTTATAAGTTTTCTTCAGGTCCGATAGCAATGGAGCATAGCCAAACGAATACGCGAGAAATTGACTGTTTAAGTCAACTAACCGCTGGCCAGCCCACTTTTTAAGTGGTATGGTCTTATTCATTTGGGCGAAACGATTCAGTCGGCGGAAGAAGGATATAGATCCTTCTAATCCATTCCGTAGCTGACGAAACTCCACAAGGTTCAGCAGGTTATCAGCCTGATTCTCCTTATAGAAATCGTGCGATGCAAGATTTAAAAGTTCTTGCACCGACTTATCGTAAACAACAGCAATCCGATTACCGGAAAATTCCGATATCGGTGGAAACGTATGCCAGAGCGACTCCTCGCCAGTGTAGATTTCTACACGACCAGTTTTGTCGTACTCGTGCATAGCGTTAACCGTGTTCACGTATAGTTGATAATCAACTATTTCGTGAACTACGCCTTTGAACTTCCCAGGCGGCCCCATCTCGTCTGAGATGGTTTCGGTCTTATGACCGAGGTCGATGGTAGGGTTAGAGACCCCAACATGGTTAAAATAAACCGTGCCAGGAGCTAGAACCACGTTCGTTGAAGTAGCGACACCTTTTCGGGAGCATGTGCCCCCTCCAATGGTGCCGTACGATTCTGTTGTTTCTCTGAGTCTCATAATAGGAATTGGGCCTCACCGGAG